TTATTACTATTCATATCAATGATTGGGCACCATTTCGATAATATATATTTTCATACAAAATCCATAGAAAAAAGTAGAGGATTGGGATACCGTAGTAAAGATATTTCCGATAAGATACTATTTGATGTATTGAAATCATTTAATTGGGATGCTAAGAATTTAGAATCTGATAGTAAACTATGGCAATATGCGTTTGGAGTAGATTCAAATGGAAATCAAAAGACTTCCAATCCAGCCAAAACGCGCACATCGGAAGTTTGGAGAAGAATAGCAAATAATTTACCATATTTACTAAAGCATAAAGGTACGAGGCGAGGCGTTTACGCATTGTTGGCTTGCTATGGGATACCATCATCCAATCTTTCAATTTTAGAATTTGGTGGACCAGATGTTACAACCGGCCCTAAAAGTAAATTGATATATGATACAATTACTACTGTTCTAAATTTTAATGATACTACATCCGTTTCAATGGATTGGAGAACTACCGATAAAGGTAACAAACCAAAGACTATTGAATTATTTGTTAAACCAGCATACCCATCAATACATACTTTAATTAGTGGAAGCGGGTGGAATGTAAAGTTAAGTGGTTCTACCGATAGTGAGTATGGTGCAGTAATTTTCAATTATAGTGGTTCTGCGAATATTACAACTACATCTTTACCAATATTTAATGGTAAATTTTTTGGTGTAGCAGTAAGTTCCGGCTCGAATGGATTGAAACTAGATGTAAGACAAGTTCAAAAGGAAAAGACTATATTTGAATATTCAAATACTATAACAGCATCGGTAAGTAATTGGAATAATGGGAATACATTAAAGTTAGGTGGAAATTATAGTGGCAGTGTAGATGAGTTCAGACTATGGTCGGAAGTATTGAATACCGATGTATTTTATGAGCACGTTTCATTTCCAGAAATGATTAATGGTAATAGTATTTCAGCATCGACTAGCGATTTGTATTTTCGTTTAGATTTCGAATATCCTAAAAATTTACATGAGATAACTCCACTTATAAATGTAGATGCAAATACGTATTTTGGAAATGGATATACTAGAAATGATTTAGAACGTGGGGAATTTTTACCAATGTATTCAAATAATTCAAGTCCATTACTATATGCAACCGCAGAAGGGTTTCCGTTTGTAGGAGAGTATCCATATCAATTTGAAGTAATTGATAGAAATGCGATATTAAGTATTCCAAACATCGGTTCTAGTCGATATTCTACCGATAAAGTTAGATTTGAATCGCAAACATTGATTGGCGATTTATCATCCAAACATCGTTCCACTGTAAAGGCAATCGAACAATCATCAAATGATTCCAACCGGGTTGGATTATGTTTTTCTCCGACGAAAGAATTGAATATTGATATTGCAAAATCTTTAGGTGGAGTTAATTTAGATAATTTTATCGGAGACCCATCGGATGATTACAAATCGAAATATAGTAAATTGGATGGATTACGAAATTATTATTTCCAAAGATTCACTGGTAGAAATATTTATGAGTATATAAATTTAATCAAACTATATGAGAAATCTATGTTTGAGGATATTAAGAATATGCTACCAGCTAGAGTCAAAGCTACCACCGGATTACTGATTGAACCACATATTTTAGAAAGAAGTAAGATAGCACATAAGAAACCATCCGGAGATGAATATCAACATGAAACAAACATAAAATATTCAGATACCACATTTACATCAGCCGATAATAATCAGTATAATGCGATTATTGATATGGATTTAAATGAGAGAGTTGTAGCCGAATCTAACCAATACCAAGCCACAATACATACCGCATCACTGGAAACTATAACAGCAGAGGATTATCAAAATACAGCTAATATAAATTATTTTGATGATATTGTATTTACATCGCAGTATTATCAAACGGAAGCTATTATAGATGCGGGATTGGATGAAGTTGGATTATTATTTAAAATAGATACAGATGATGAGTATTTTACCACAGTAATCGGTGAAAGCGAATTGGAAAATATTGGATTTGGTATTTATGCCGAAAATGGACACGCTATTAGAACATATTTTGACCCATATAATCGAAGAGTAAAAGAGAGAATCAAAATAGATTTAATTAAAGAAGAGAAAATAAAGACTACATCCAAATATAACATTGTGGTGGATGGCATGGGAGACCCAAGAGGCGGATTCGAACCCACATCTTCTATTTATTATGAAACTAAATTAAATATACAACCATATTCCAATTCAAAAGTTATAAATGCGGGAGTGGGAAATATCGTAGAAGTAACACCGGTATCCGGTTATCTACCAACTCATTATAGATATACAAATGATTTAACTAACGGACTGCAGAATAGTTTTTTTAGAGGATGTAAAAACACAGCAGCGACCACATTGGATGGTTCATCTCCAATTGAATCATTCATATCCAATCCGAATACATTAAAGGTAAATGTAGCAGGAAGAAACGCATCAGAACCTATATTGGAAGTTGAATAATTTTTAATATTTATAAGAAATAACAGATTTTAAAAATATTTATATTTATAAACAAAGAATAATAAAAAAATGGGATACTTATCGAACACAGATTTGACAGTTGATGCAATTCTAACTAAAAAAGGTAGAGAAAAACTCGCAGCAGGTCAAGGATTAAACATCACTCAATTTGCATTAGCAGATGATGAAATAGACTACTCACTTTATGAGCCAGCACATCCATTAGGTTCAGCTTACTATGATTCAGCGATACGAAGTATACCTGTATTAGAAGCTAATCCGGATGAAACGCAGGTTATGAAGTATAAATTAGTAACTTTGCCAAAAAACACAACTCGTATTCCAATCGTAGAGTTCGGTGTTCCTAATATATCCGTAAATCAGAGAAGTGGGGAAGTAGCACTTTCACCAACCACATCCCCAGCTGGAAACAGACGGATGGGATATACACTCATATTAGCTAATAAAAATGCCGGTGATATCGTTGGAGAAGGAGTTAGCACAGATGTTGGAACAGTTCCAATATTCATTGGAGATGATGTATCTGCAACAGCTGCCGTATCAAAAGGATTGACTTTTAAATTTATACCAAATCCATCGTTAACTTCGACTATCAGAACGACTATAACCGTATATGGTAACGAAACAGGTGGTTCACAAACAATTCCAGTAACCATAACATACGTTCAATAATATAAACTATGGCATTAATTAGAGATAATAGAGGACAGCTTTTAGCAAGCAATCTATCACAATATTTAGCAGGAGCCGCTAATACAGCAGGAACTCCCGTTGACACAAACGAATTAGTTAGAATCTTAAATCAATTTTTGGGAGAGGGAGAGCAGATTAGTTCCGATTTAACAACCGTAACCAACGGAATTTATAAAAAATTTGGAGCAATTGATAAGGTAACAAATCGAACAGAAATCGTAACATCGGGGATATGGAGCGGTGACGCCGGCTCTTTAACCGTAAATTCCACATATACATCATCTGCCCAAATAGCAGATATAAGTGGTAAATACTACATCGATGTATATAATGAGTTGATTTCAGATGATGCATCCGAAGTTCAATTTTCAATCGCATATGGAGATGTGGATGGATTTGGCGCACCTACATTACAACAAACTGATACATCTACATTACCAAGCAAAGCAACGTATAGCCAATATGCTAATATATTGCTAGAAAGTGGAGATTCGTATTTTAGCGTATATAATGGAACTACTGCGGGTGGGTTGGATTTGAGAAACTTTTATGCAATAAACATAAATAGGGCTAGATACAAAGAAAGATTAGACCCGGGTAACATATCAATAAGTTTATCAGGTTCATTAAGAACCATTACACTAATAGATGATAGTGGTGGAACTGATGAAAATGTAACTACATCCGGTAGAGTTTACAATTTAGTATCGGGTTCATTGAATATTGGTTCATCATTGAATTCTACAATAAATTCGCCAACCGCATCAAATGGACAAGGTTGGGGATTATTTTATCCAGATATGGGTATTGTGTTATTAAATCCAGCTGCATTGAGTGCATCGGTTGATGTAAAATTAGCACCAGCATATGGTTCGCAGACCGATGTGTATCACAATAATTCATCAAGCGGGTCTACATATACGGCAAATTCGGGTTCAATAATGTTGTTGAAATCATTAGCAGGTGGTGCGGATTTCCAAGTCCGTAGAACTGAAAATGTATCAACTTCACATTACTTTGTAAGAGCAAATAATAGAGAATTTAATTTTTCAAATAATCCAACATTTGTTGTAACCGGTTCTACTGGAGAATTCATCAATAGTTCATTCAATAGAGACCCTAAAGTGTATATCACAACGGTGGGATTATATGATGATGCAAATGAATTATTAGCAGTAGCAAAAACATCACAGCCTGTTGTAAAATCATTCGATAGAGAAATAGCTATAAAGGTCAAATTAGATTTTTAAAAAAAACTTATAATTGATACATAACCCCCTTTAATGGGGGTTTTTTGTTAATTTGATATTTATATATGATATGTTAAAACAGATACCAAAATCGGATATTAGTATTAGGCCGTTTAAGGCTTATAAGGAATGGAGTTTCGATAATACTTCATTAGAAATAGATACGTTGGAGGCCAATGTATCATCATCTGTATTATCTGGACTATATCCTAAAAATACCATTTATGGTCAATTGCGAGCTCAATTTTATTATGATTCCGGCGATAATCCAATATTGAGAAGTGGATATAAGAGTAACGTATATGATGATTCCACATCAAAAGAAAGATTATTGGATGAATCGGCTAAAATAATATCAATTCCAATTACGTATATAGGAGAAGGAATACAACGAGGTTCATTGGTATTTATCGATGATGTGAATTTGGAAACGGAAGAAATTTATACAGATGATTCATTTGGAAATTTACAAAATGATAATGGGATACGAGTTGGCAATGTATTTTATAATCAAGGGTTAATAGTATTTACCAGAACATTGGAAAACATACTACAATCGCAATGGAAATTGAATTATAAATCAACTAAAACAATTTATGAAAATGAATATTTAATAGTTGTAAATGAAGATGAATTCAATATATCACAAAATCCATCAGCAATTGTTGAAGTTGGAAAAGTTGATGAATATATAACTACAACTGATAATAAAATTTTTAAAACAACGCCAATAACTGGTACAAAATATATTAAAAAATTATCAACACTGGATAATGGAAATATATTAGATTATAGATATAGCGGCTCAATAGGAGCAATTAATGCGGGATTCGAGCACTATGACTTAAGTGGCTCAGTTGACTCAACAGGCTCATTTCTAGCCCCCTACATTACAACCATAGGACTATACGATGATGCCGGAGATTTGGTGGTAGTTGCCAAATTACCAAAGCCAATTAAATCCGAACCACAGATACCTGTAAATTTTATTATTCGTTTTGATACTTAACTTATATTTATATTAAACAAAAAACATTATGGCAACTATTTTAGAATTATACAAAGCAGCTCAGGCATCATTAGGTGTAGATAAAATATCATATGCAGCTGGTGAAAATGCAAAAACTCCATATACTACAAATGATTTGAAAAAAGCAGATGCGCAAGTATTAACTGCCGATAAATTTAAATCTGGAAGAGGTGGAATATTGAGTGAAAAAAAATATTCAGATTATACTAATAAAAATTAAATGGCTAAATTGGTTACAAAACAAATGAAATCCAAATGGGTTGCTGCAAAGTATGGATTTAAATCGGGATTAGAAGAAATAGTTTCGAATCAGATTGCTGGTAATGGTATCGATGTAAAATATGAATCCGAAAAACTCATATATACAATACCTGCCACACAGCATACATATACTCCAGATTTCATATTACCAAACGGAATTATAATAGAAACTAAAGGTAGATTCGTTATAGCCGATAGAAAGAAGCATATTTTAATAAAAGAACAACACCCGGAATTAGATATACGATTCATATTTACCAATTCACGGAATAAATTAAATAAATCTTCAAAAACCACATACGCCGATTGGTGTAATAAAAATGGATTTATATATGCCGATAAATTAATACCACAAGATTGGTTCTAAAATATTTGGAAATATCAAATAGTTTTCGTATATTTGGGGTATGGTAAGTAATAATAATAAGAATAGGGTAACAAATGTCCTTAGTAATTCAATGGGAACATATCTCACATTGAAAGGAAATGAGTTGGCGTTTCATTGTCCATTTTGTAATCATCATAAACCAAAGATGCAAGTCAACATTGACACTCAAAAATGGCATTGCTGGAATTGTAATAGTGGTGGAAAAAAATTAACATCATTACTTCGTAAATTGGATGTAGATTCCAAAACTATAACCATTATTAGAGAAATATACGGTGATAGCGCTTGGTCAACCCAAAAAGATGATTCCGATACGAAAGTATTCATTCAACTTCCAAAAGAATTCATTAGTCTATCCGAAGAGCCAAAGGGATTTAATCCTGAATATAAGCATGCAATGTTCTATCTCAACCAACGAGGTATTGGTATAAAGGAAATCATCAAATATAATATTGGATACTGTAAAGAGGGATTATATTCGTCTCGAATATTAATTC